ACTTATCCTATAAAATATTGCTCATTTTCTTCATTATCGTCAAGCATATATAAGGCTTTTTGCTTTCTTGCTCCCTTTATTTGCTTGATGTTTTGCCTTTCGAACTCTGACTCCAATTTTTCCCTTAAATCCTGTAACCGACTTATAGCTAAATTAACGCCCCTTACCATTTCAGCGTTTAGCTTTTCTCCTAAATCCTGTAAGCGATTTATAGCCAGATTAACAGACCGCAACATTTCAGCGTTTACTTCTGTTATTTTCTTTTCAATTATCATTAATTGGTCGATTTCATAATTTAGCATTTCAAAATCTAGCTTATTTTCATCGTCTAACATATATTTATTTCTCCCACTCATTTTAATAAATCTCCTTTATTTCGCAATCTGCTTGCTCTATATCATCGCAACAGCTTTGACATACTATAGAAAACCATTCCAAATGATAAAGCCACATAATATGATTACATTCTGGACAAGTTACCTCATACTTTTCTGGTAATTCGTAATTATTTAGTTTCATTTTTTACCCCCTATCGTTTTTAGTAGTTTATTAATATCTTTAATATAAGCAAGTTTTTTTGCTTCTCTCCTTTCCCATTCTTTTGCGCTAAGTCTTGGCATTTAAGTTTCCATTATTACTTGGATTCTCATTTCAACTTTTCTTATCATGCACTCTTCTTCATCAACGCTTGCATTGATACGCTCAATGGCTTTAGCAACATCATGCTGAGAATCATAACCATAAAACTCCTCATAATAAAATGGGCGTTCGGCTAATGATTCCTCAAAGCGTATATTTTTGCCTTTACCGATTTCTTTTCTTTTGACTTGGTAAGCCTGTACTACTGTAGTTGTAATCATAATAGTTCTCCTTTAGTTAATTACATAATCATTATTGCATATAAATTATTAAATTACAACGCAATTTTGTAATCTTTTGATATTTCACCGTATTTAACATCACCTCGCTTATGAGATTTGATAAAAATACTCTTACCATTTTTATAATGCCTGTAATGACCCCTGACATCATGCAACGCTGTGCCATGAATTCGTCTGACATATACAGGCTTGGTGCTTTTAGTTACGTTTGTCTTAATGGTTAATGTTTTATGAGTAAAATCACACCCTTTGTTAAAAGATTTAACAATTTTGTGTATTTTTTTAGGAGATTCTTTTGTTTTTTGAAGATTATTCCCTTTAACCGTTTTTGTATCTATTAAATTAATAGTATTCAGTATAAGCAAAAAAAAAGCAACCGAAGATAAAGACAAATTAATATCTTTTTCCAAAATTTTTTTTATTTTTTCTTTGGTGTCTATGTTTTTTATTTTTTCGAAAATTTCACTGTCGTCAGAAAAAAATTCACTGTCGTCAGAAAAAAAAATACCGCCGTCATATATTTTTTCTACATTAATTTGCCTATAATTGCTATAAGATAAATGATATTCGTTTTTGAATGTAACATACCCCGTCATCATAAAAGAATTTGGGTCATATGAATTTGTATTAATATTGATTGTTGTTGTTTTCTGATTATCACTCTTACCTGAAATATGAATAGAAAAATTTTCATAAGGTAAACACAAATTATCATTGTCATCATAAAAAATATTTACTAATTTAATTTCTTTAAATTTTTTTTCGGATAATTCAATTAGCATTAAAAAATCATCATAATTAATAAAATAATGTATATTTGATTGGCTACATTCAGAAATTAAATCCCAATAAAAGCTCTTAAATTTACTTGTTGGCTTTTGTTCTTCAGATAGTGATTGATATAACTTTAAGTATTCTATTTCTTGCATACTTAAGCCTTTAAATAAAGGAAACATAGGTAATGGATATTTGCCAGACTTTAATAACTCTGGAGCATAAAAACCAAATTTTGTTGCATAGTTGCTCATAAATTAACTCTAAAAATTAATAATATAATCATTATTGATGATAAAAATACATTTGTCAATACCTTGTACTTGAAATTTTTTCAAAAGCTACTTTATATTTTTTCAAAAAAACATATTTGCATATTAATAATCATTTTTGTATAATTTAATTTCAATTAACTAAGGGAGAATAAAATGACCCAAGAACAATACGAGCCATTGGCTCAAACAGCCAGAGAGTGTTTCGGTGCAATTGATTGCTCAGGACACATACAAAGAAAAGCTAATTTGGATTATCTAAAATGGACATTTGCTGTCAAATGTTTATTGGATAATTTTCCAGAAAGTGATTTTAGCTTTAGAGTTGAACCGTCTTATGAGGGTGCTACAACATACATGACTTACTGCACGATTGATTTGCGCAGAGGCATGAGTTCAGTACAGCGTGAAATGTTTTTACCTGTAATGGATTACAAGAATAAATCTATAGCCAATCCGACGACAAGAGATATCAATGATGCAAATTGGAGATGCTTTGTTAAGTGCATGGCAGTTCATTTCAATTTAGGATTAGAAATCTACAACGGCGGTGACTTTACTTCTACTAATGCTGAATTAAGTGAAGACAAGGTTGCAAAGATTTATGAGTTGATAGAGGAAACCGAGTCCGATATTGACCAATTCTGTATTGCCTTTAAAGTGGATTGCGTTGAATCTTTAACTGAGGGTGATTACAGCAGAGCCTTACAAGCCCTTAATAAGAAAAAGGAGAAACTCAATGCACAAGATTAAAGTACATGACATTGACCAAAGGTCTGATGAATGGCATGACCTGAGGCAAGGTTGCATTACAGCGAGTGGTGCAAGCAAGTTGATAACTGCTGATGGCAAAAGGTCAAGTAGCTTTCAAGATGTGATTAATCAGATGGTGGCTGAACGTATTACGGGTGAACGAAATGAAATACCTGTAACCGAAGCCATGCAACATGGGATTGACACGGAAGATGAAGCTGTTAAGTTCTTTGAGTTTGCTAATGACGTGACCGTACAGAAGATTGGGTTTGTTACGATTGACGAACCTGATGTCCGTATCGGATGTTCACCTGATGGCATTATCAAGGAAACCAAACACTTGCTTGAGGTTAAGTGTCCACAGCCTAAAAAACAGATAAAGGTATTGCGAGATGCGAAGTTGCCGACTGAGTATAAAGCACAAACACAAATGCAGTTGTATGTGTGTAACGCTGAGAAACTTCAGTTTATTTCTTATCACCCGAAATCTGAAGCACTGATGGTTACCGTTGAGCGTGATGATGTGTTTCTGCATTGTCTTAAAAACTTGCTTGATGAAGCCAATAATACGATTAATGAATTAACAGAAAAATTAAGGAGAAAATAATGGAAACAGCAGAAAATAATGAGCCTGTTTATCTGACCCCAAAAGAGGTATCAGACAAATACAGAATCAGCACAGGCACTTTGCAAAGCATGAGGCGAAAGGGAACTGGACCAGAGTTTACTTATATAGGTCGAAGGAAAGTCGTTTATAAGCCAGAAAAAATTAATGAATGGATAGACAGTAATGCTAGAACTACGATTAGACCTTACAGCCAAAGTACGTATGTTTTACAACACAGACTTTTGTCAGTAGCAAAAGATTACGAAAAGATTGGAGAACTAGGAGAATTTGTTACGCAAGCTAATAAATTAATTCAAAAAATGAACTTAGGAGAAAATAATGGAAAACTATGACACTGATAACGAAATCTTAGCCAGATACGAAGATTTTGAACATGAGGGATTAATGAGTCCCAAAAACTTTTGTAAAGGTGTGATTGATGCTGTGATTTATAACCAAGACAGAGATGTCAGTTATAACCCAGATTATGACCCTGAACAGCCTTTTAGGAGTTCATACAGAAAAGGAATCCTATTTGGAAAATTATTAGCAACTAAAATCAATGAGGTAAAAAAATGAGTGAACAACAATACGACGATAACAACAAAGCAAGCCTATGGGTCAACGATAAGAAAGTTGAGGACTGGCACGCTGATTTTAACGGAACAGCTAAGATTAACAACGTTGAATATTACGCTAATCTTATGAAGGTTGATTCTGATAACGCAAAAGCTCCTAAATGGCGTATGACTTTTACACCTAAAATCAAGAAAGAGGAAACATCTGGTGCTGTTGTAGACAAGATGTTAAAAGATGAAATACCGTTTTAAGGAGAACAAATGCAATATCACATTGGTAAATCAATAAGAGAAGCCATCAAGCTGTCGGGGAGAAAGAATGTGGATGTAGCCAAAAAACTTGACATCACACCACAGCAATTAAACCGATGGAAAGCTATGGGAAGCATTAAATCAGAATGGGTTGAGAAATTTGCTAACGAGTTCGGTATGGACATCAAGCGATTCTTAGATTTGGGGAATCAGCATGAAACTACTGAATGAGAGCAAGAAACCTTTTCAAGGTCAGTATTGGCGTATAGAGAATAACGACCAATTAAATAACGCTATGGAATCGTTAAAGATGCTAAAGCGTGAGAATGATTGGATTGAGATTCAATTTCGTACACCGAAAACAAGAACCTTACAACAAAACAGTGCCATGCACCTGTGGTTCACAATGGTTGCTGATGAGTTGAATAAGGCTGGTCTGGATATGAGAAAGGTTTTAAAAGAATCTTTTGATATTTACTGGACCAGTCATTCCGTTAAGGAGTTCTTATTCAAGCCTATCATGCAGATTGTGACAGAAAATAAATCCACAACAAAGCTGAAGCGTGGGCAAGTAAGTGAAATTTACGATATATTAAATGCTAAGTTCGCAGAATGGGGTATTCATGTACCCTTTCCAAGCATAGATGAAGAATCGTAAATGTAACTATTGTAAAAAGAAAGGTGAATCTGATAAAATGATTCACAGAGGGATTAAGGCGTTTTGTAATCTTGAATGTTTAACCACATTTGCTGTGGAACAAACAAAAACACCTAGTTTTAAAAAGAGGTTTGAAAAATTAAGGAACAAGAAAGCAAAGCGTCTTAAACCCAAATCCAATCGAGAATTACTCAAAGAAGCTCAAGCCTGTGTTAATCGTTATGTCCGTATGCGAGACATCTACAGAGGTTACGGGTGCATATCCTGTGGACAGCCTTACCTAAACCAGAAGTGGGATGCGGGACACTACATATCCCGTAGGCATAACTTTACCCGATTTCATTTATGGAACATTCATCTACAGTGTGTCAGATGCAATCGTTACGGTTACGGTGAAGCGATATCGTATCGTATTAATCTTATTAATAGGATAGGCGAGGATAAAGTAAAGTGGTTAGAATCGAATTACTTGTCATTGCGTAAATACAGCAATGATGAATTACAACGAATTAAAAAGATATTTAGTAAGAAATCAAGAATCATGGAGAAAAGAATAGATGAAAGTCTTTCACGATGACGAAACAAGCACATCTAGTGGAACATTTTTTGGGATAAAATTACAAAAGTTTCCCAATAATATTAAAACAGAAACAAAAAATAATAAGGTCACCGAAGAAGAACCAGAAGTTAGATTTGGTTGTTTTTTTAGAATACCAGATGTTCCTTACGAAGAAAGGATGAAAAACAGAGACGAAAATATAGAAAAAAGAAACAAATTTATGCAAATTTGGGGGAAAAAATGAAAGATAATGTAAATCACCCTGACCATTACACGACAGGTGATATTGAGTGCATTGATGCGATTAAAGCAAGCATGACACCTGAGCAATTTAAAGGCTACTTGAAAGGCAATTCAATGAAATACATTTGGCGTTACGAGAATAAAGGTAAAGCCTATGAAGATTTGTTGAAAGCTGAATGGTACTTGAAGAAGTTAATTGAGCTAGTCAGTGAAACTTAGGGTTGGGGAGAACACACTGCAAAGTCGGGGGAAGACACCTAGCTCTTAATACAAAATTAACAATGTAAATTTATTATAGCAAAAAAATACGAGGTGTACACACAAAATGGATTTATTAAAGTACAATGGTTTTGATGATGCAATTATCGGCATCTCTTTAGCTCAGCCAAATCGAGAACCCTGTCTTATATACGATTATGACTTGTGCGTTGAGATTGTGTTAAAACAAGGAGAAATGAGCGTTGAAGATGCTGAAGAATTTGTAACATATAATCTTGTTGATGTGCATATTGGAGAATCAAATCCAATATTTATGATAAAAAACTTTACACAAGATATTGACACGGATAAAAAACCTAAGTTAAGATTAGTTAAATGAGGGTTGTAGATGTACGCTTACCTCAATAATCAAATAAGAACCCAACTGCAAGGCTTCACAAATCTCGCTCTGTCCCACACTGACAACGAGTACCGCAATACCGAAAGGTCAACGAAGTCGAGCTAACTGAGATGGCGGGACTTCATATGCTTAACGGCGTGTGTCGATTCAAGTACCAAGTCTTCGGACTTTAGCGTTTGCTATCAATATATAATCTAGTTATCAGTTGTTAAAGGTTATATATTGCGGGAAAGAGTGTAACTGTGTCTGTAATAAACGGGAGAACAATGAACAGTTTTGATTACGGAAGAAAGATAGAAGAACGAAGCATCAAAATGCTGATGCCTACGCTTGACGGTAGGTTTGAATATTTAGAACCGATAGAAGAACTTGAGCAACAAAGAACACTGGGTGATTTTAAAGTCTGGGATGAAGGCAAAATTAAATACCTAGAACTTAAATCAGAACTTGCAAATAAATACAAAAACTTTTATATTGAGACATGGAGTAATCAATCCAAAGGAATCAAGGGTTGGTTCTATAAATTAGAATCAGATTATTTGGGTTATCACTTCTTAGAGGAGAACGTACTATACTTAATGAAATTTGACGAACTGCGGATGTTTTTAAACTTCCAATGGAAAGGTCAGAAAGTCATTGAGCATTATCCTGAAAAACCACAATCGAAATACGAGCAACATAATGATGCTTATGGGAGATGTATTCCGATAAAACTGATTTGCTATTATTTAAACGTAGAAATATTTGATATTAAAAATGGAACTAAGAGAACATCAAAAGAAAGCTATAGAAAAGATTAACGATTATTTCGGTCATGGGGTAAAGCGTATCGTATTGGGTGCGCCATGTAGCTTTGGTAAGACGGTTATCGCTTCTCATTACATGAAGAAATACCAAGATAAACGTAAAAGTGCTATCTTTGTTTGCGATAGGATTAAACTGGTTGACCAAACCATCAAGACGTTTAAGAATCAAGGAATTAAGTTTGGTGTACTACAAGCCAATCATCCAATGGAAGATTTTAGAAACCCGATACAAGTGGCTTCGGTTCAAACATTAAAAAACAGAACACAAAGCATCATGTCTAACTTTGACATGATTATTATTGATGAATGTCATATCCAGTATAAAGGATTGCTTAAATGGCTTGAAACTCAAAAGCAAGCCAGAGTCATAGGTTTATCAGCTACACCGTTTAGTAAAGGCTTATCAGATTACTTTCAAAAGCTAATCGTTCCTATCAAACCAAGAGAACTGCTTGAGAAAAAGTTTTTAGCACCTGTAAGATACTTTGTAGGTCAATCGGTTGACACAACAGGAATTAAAAACAAATCCTTAACAACGGGTGGCTCTGACTATCACCCAGATGAATTAGGTAAGCTCTACGAAGATAACAAGATACTAACAGGTCATATCGTAGCGAATTGGTTAGAGTTTGGAGAAGATAAACAAACTATTGCTTTTTGTGCCAGTATCAAGCATAGTAAGTATTTAGTACAACAATTCCGTGAAGCGGGAGTCAAAGCAGAACACATAGATGGCTATACGGATATTGAAACGAGGAGAAAATTATTTGAGCAACATAACCAAGGAGTATTTAAAATCTTATCCTGTTCAAGATTACTCAACACTGGTTATGATGAACCGACTGTAGCGTGTCTGATTGATTGTTTCCCTACTAAGTCATTAATCAATTATGTACAGCGCTATGGTCGTGTCATGAGAATCGCTGATAAGAAACCTTATGCTATCGTACTAGACCACGCACAGAACGTAAAACGTCATGGTATGGCTGAGGATGTCGTTCCTCATAAATTACATAAAAGCACAGAAAAATATAACGAAAAGAAACAAGTCAAACAATCCAAAAAGAAACCCATATCATGTCCGCAATGCCATCGTATGTTTACAGGCATTAAATGTTCATGCGGTTACACACTACCTCTAACAAAGCGTATTGAATACACACAAGAAATGCTTAAGGAAATTGATAACGAACTTGATATGTTTAAACCTGTCATGCGTAATGAAAAACAAGAATGGTACAGCGATTTGAAAACCATTGAGTTAGCCAGAGGTTACAAGAAAGGCTGGGCTGGTAATATGTATAAGGCTAAGTTTGGTGTCTTTCCTGAAGGTATAGAGTACAAGTTTAGCCCTATCATTAACCCTAAAGTTAAGAACTTTGTTACGAGCCAACAAATACGATTTGCTAAATCAAAGAAGAAGCAAGCTGTGGATAGCTTCTTTAATAAAAGAGTTGTTAGTTAAAAGGAGACAAGATAATGGCAAATAATAGAAGCGAATATCACGCTAAACATTTAAGAGAAAAAAGAGAAGCAGAACAAAAACAAAAAGAAATCTTTAATGAATGGCAAAATAAACTGAATAAGCTTAAGATAAGAAGATTTAACTAGTATGCTCTTTACCGTATTTCATTAAATCACGGAGTCTTTCTGCTCTTGGACCAACTTGCTTTGCCCAGAGTGAATCCATCATCTCTACAGATGCGGTTTCGTAGTCACCGTCTTCTACGGCTTTAATAAATTTCTTGAATTTAAGTAAACGAGTGATGCCTAAGTTAAAACACATATTAATCAATACACGCTTGCGTGTTCCATCTAAATTATTATAAAAACTAAAGTTACCTTTAAGGTCATAGACGCAAGATCGGATATCGTTTTCCAATAGATATTCAATTTCGCTTTCTGATAAGCCATTATCTTCAATGTTACGACCTACGCCAATGGTTAACTTTCCTGCTGAACATTTATAGGGGTGAGTCCTAACGCCTTCATCACGCTTGAGTTCTTTTATCAGCGTTTGTCTGTCAGTAAAATCTAATTCAAACTCTTTGTATGCGTCTTCTATGTCAGCCATTTTTCTTTCCTTTTTTAAATATCTTGTCCCAAGAATCTTCAAACTGCTTCTTAGGTACTTGCATAGGTCTTTGTGTACTTCCTTTACTCATTTCATTTTCTTCTTTTTCTTTTTCTTCTTGAGGGGCTTAGTCCATCCTTCTGTGGCGTAGTACGCTCTGGTTTGTTTCTTGCTTTTATACGGCATTAAACGGTTACTCCTTCGTGCTTTTCCATTTGTTGTCTTGACCTAGTAATTTTACCACATCCCTTGCACTGATAACTCTGATAGACACCAGTATTTGTCATTTTCTTCCCGTTTTTCATTAAATCTTTAGAGCCACAGTTCCTGCATACTGGGTCATTAGAATCAATATACAAGCCACGATTAGGGTGAGCATCAATCCAAGCCAACATGTTGTGGTATAAACGCTCCATAATCACTACATCTTGTTTATTATATTTTTTCATAATCTTCCAAGCCTTTTCATCACCATCCATGCAGTCTTTCCATAACTCCATGCCCATGTGTTTGACCTTGCTTCCAAGATTTAATTGCTGGCAAATGTAATCCAGTTTGTTGCTAGCAAACTTAAACTTGCGTCTGGCTACTTTCAGCAAATCTATTTGCTTGTAATCCAGTGGTGCTAATCCAAGCATGAAAAACTCTTTCTGCAAGGTAGGCATATCAAACTTTGCACCGTTATAATGCACAACAGCATCGGCTTGTGAAAGTAAATCATAGACGTTCTTAATCATCTTTTCTGGTTTAGATTCGTGTACCGAGTCAAACATGACTTCTCTTTTACCATCCCATTTAGCAGCCCAACACATCGTGTAACCTGCTTCAATAATGTTCTTGGTGCTTATATCTTGTCCCCATAATCCCCATGTGTAGACTTTGTGAGGAGCTGTTTCTATGTCAATGTGTAGTATCTTCATTAATATCCCCTATATCACCAATTGCTGTTTGGATAACCATGCCTTTAGGTATAACCATTGGTGCGTTGATTGAGCCGTCTTCATCGTAATAATCAGTAGATAATAT